TATAGTAAATGCACTTGGTGCTGTTAATCCTACAGAAGTCACTGTACCTACAAACTGATCTACATAACTAGGGATATTTAAAGTATTGGCTATAAACGTAGAAGCTCCAGTAGCTCCTAAAGTAGTTAATGTTATTGCTCCTTGCTTTGAATTGAATGTAGTCCAATCCGTTCCAGACAAATAACCACTAGCTCCGCTAGCAGCGGCTGTCATAGAGATAGCAGGAGTTGTGCCTCCACTTGATGCTACTGGAGATACTCCAGTTACGCTTGTAACACCACCACCTGCTGCGTTTAGTGTAGTCCCTGTAAGCGAGAGGTTGGTGCCTAAAATAATTTCTTCCATTATACCTGCACCTGCCGTGCCCCTACCCACTAACCTGTTTGTATTCATAGAGGTAGTAACGGTACCAGTAGTTGTAATTGGACCACCAGAAATTAATCCAGCTGTTGCTACGTTAGTAACAGTACCTACTCCAGATAACTGAGAGAACTCAACGGCCTGCCCTGCCAGCGTTGCTGGTGCCAGGTTGGTCCAGTTCATTGCCGTCATATCGAAGGCTAGTCCAGAGTCAACAAGAGTTCCTCCACTGCCAAAAATAACCATGTCGCCAACAATTGGGAACGGAGGAGGCGATGGTGGGGTTGGGGATATGCCAAGGTACTTGTAGTAGTATGTGTTCTCATAAGAGAACGTCACATTTCTTATGAATTGTAGGTTAACGGAGTCCCACTCAAAGGTGTCCGAGGTGGGAGATATTGGAGGGTAGCCAATGAACGCTGGCGATCCAACGGTTGCAGTGAACGATCCTCCAACAGTATTCCAATAAAAGTGCTGGTCGTTTATATATGTCTGAACCCTTAAAGTAAAGGTTGCATCGGACTCTGCTACTAGTTGTATTAAGTTATCTACAATATATGGCATCGTGTAAAGGTGCGAAATTTATCTTATATTCACGCATTCTGCGTCAATAGTTTCCTTATTTATAATGGTTATATCCTCCATACAACATCCCATATCCTCACAAAGAGAACAAATTCCATCAAAGTCCTTGTCGTTAGCACAAGAGACTTTATTGTCATCGATGTCCCTTCTATTTATTATACCAAGACCAGTTAAGATGATCCTTCCTGCCATGTCGTTTGGGATGAACATATGACACACGTTGGTGATAAGTTCCTCAAAAGGATCCTCGCCAAGGTGAGTCCTTCTAACCTTAAAGGCAAACAGCCAGTAGTCCTTTGACATCGAGGTATCCCTCTTTATAAAGCAGTCCACATTCTCATTAAGGATAACCCACTCCTCAAGGAACTCCACAGAGTTCTTGTGTGGCTTGAATCCAAAGTCCTCTGGATCGAAAGGCTTGAGCGTCATGATAGAGTCTATCTGCTCAATGGCAGCGTCAATCAAGATGGAATCGTCACAAACAAATAGATCCTCTTTTATAGAGTTGGAGGCGAACGGATATCCACTGTAATACGACCTGAAATTATTTAATGACTTGTGATACATACTATTTACCAGTTAACTTGTTTTTTGCTTTTATTATCATTGCCTTTGCTCTTAGTAACGTGTCTGGCCTACAAGAGTCGCAGATCCACGAATCGCAGACCTTACAGTAGGAGACAAGCCTCTTTCTGTTGTCACCCTTTGCCAGACTATGAACGTCACAAATCCCTACCTTCATCGTCAAGAGCTTTTGGTCTGTAGTCCATCTCTCCCCTGTCCGACTTGGTTCTGTTACACAGCCAGCACAACACCTGCACGTTGTCCCTGTCGTGTGCCAACTCTGGGTGTTTCGCCTTTGGCTTTATATGGTCTATGTGAAGGTCCCTGTCTATACAGGTATCGTCACCACACTTCATACACTTTCTTCCGTAATGATCGAGAGCCCATGAACGTAACTCCCTCCACTGAGTTGTGGAGTAGAATGCGTAGTCCTCCTTGTGGATAACCTTGCTTGCGCCAGAGTGATATAAGTTCATAAGCCACGCCTTTAAGTCTGCACCCTCCTCTATCTCTATTCCTTGAAGTAGGGCAAACAAAGTTATTGATTTTTCGTCAGAATCTGCAGCGTTAATAATATGACCGCACGATGAAAGGTAACGGAACATCTTTCTCCTAGCTGTGCGTATGTGCTTGAGCTCCGTCTCACCACCGTAGGATGGGCAGTTTGCGTCTGCTATTGTTTTCTTTCTTCCCTTTGCCATAGTTAAGTTGTTGTTAAAGAAAATTTTTCCCTGCCAAGAGGGGGAGCTAGCCCTTCCTTTCAAAGTAACCCCCACATTGTAGAGGTACCAGCAACCTATTGTCAAGTTTCCCTCAACCTGCGTCAGGGTGCTACTGCTGTGGGTTTCCCTTGGCAGTTGTCTGTTGTCATTTTAGGACAGAGCAGAACATTTTACAGTAGCGCAACAACCGTCACATCTGAATTATTTTGCTCTTACCGAACAGGGAGTAATCCTGGACTAAAACCCTATAAAAGAAAAATCCCTGTAGATCGCAGGATCTTGAGGGATGTTTTCTAACCCTCTAAGACGTCTAAAGTCATCGTTGAGGAGATTTTTAGGAAGCTAGTATAAAGTTCCTTAATTTTTTTTCTCAATGTACTTTAGATTACATTTTCTTTTACGGGCACAAGATATACACAATTTCACAAAAAAAGTAAAATGTTAATAAGTAACAGGTATTGTTAATAAAGCAAAAAACCCCCACCGAATAGATTCGGCAGGGTGTCGTTCGCCTTTATACAGTACGGTAAGGTACTATACTAGAAGTTTGCAGAGTACGCTGTTCTGTAAGCCGCCTTAGCAGTAGCCAAAAGAGCTGAAGTTGCATAGGTGATCTGCTTGTTTGTTCCGTTAGATAAAGTAAAGGAAAGAACAAATTTAGGACCGTAGTTAGCAATGGCTGGGACAGAAAGATCTGTCATATCAGTTACCATCTCAACAGGGATAAGGTTGTATCCGTTTGTTGATGTGGTTGAATGGGCCATAGGTTTTGCGATAGCTGACATAGTAATTAGTTTTTAGTTAATTTAAATTAGTTGTACAAATATAAGTTATTTTTTATAACTTTGGCAACTAAACTAATTTTAACTAAAAAAAAAGGACCATGACAACATCAAACTTTTTACAAAACACAGACTTCACCCTGAACGCTGGTGGATACTTAGACATCCTTCGTAACAGAATGGCTTTGTACTCTAACAACGCAGATGCAACAGCAGCTCTTAACGTATTGGACGTAGCTATCATCGCTGAACGTAACAACGTACACACACTATTAGTTGACGGAATCGTTGACGTAACAGTTGTGTCTGTAGTTAACGGAACAGCTAACGATGGTGGAAAACTTCGTTGGATCTGCAAAAACCTAATCGACACTATCGAAGCATCTGTACCATTCTCAACAGGCGTTGAGATTGATCAAACAGCTCAGTGGGTTGCTACAACAACATCTGTATCATCATTGGCGAACCTAACATCACCAACAACACAGCCACCAACATTGTTCAAGAGCTTTGTGAACCCACAGTCACTAACACCATACGGGTACACAGCAAACACACGTACAATGCGTGCAACAACAATCGCATCAGCATATGCTTTGTATGCAACTGTATCAGCATTGTAAAAAAAAAATAGGTTACTATGGCTAAAAGAAGTGTCAGCGAAGGCGAAAAAGCCAAGCTTGAATTAATGTTACAGCTCCATAACCAGGGCGTGAACATTGGCACCGAAACCGTAGCCAAACTTATTGAAGCTGGACTTATCCAGCAAAACAATGAAAAAGACACAATAGCCCCACTGGATAACGGTGAGGCTATTCGTGTTTCTTTAAAGCTATTCACCAGGCAGAAGATAGTAACATCAAAGAAGCAGACAGAAGCAGACAAGCACATAACAATAGTTTACACAGACAAAGAAAAAAATACAATATTTCTAGAGAGAGAGAGGTCGGTATCAGAAAAAATATTTAAGAAAGAGATAGCTGGATCGGCAGTGTACTCTGGCGAGGAACAGACAATAACAGAACAGATGTGGAGGCCAGAGTCAAAGGTTAAACACTCAAAACAGTTCACCGAATGGATAGACAGCGTAAGCAGACCAGACGGATTCTGGAACTCCAAATTCTACAAACCATACGAGCTCTACTGCAGGCAGTCGGAGCAGTGGCTACAGGAACCACCACCAGAAATAAAGGACGAGGAAGAACTATTCAACTACAGAATAACAGAGGCGTCAAGGTGCAAGGAGAACTCACTATACGCTGTTGATAAATATGGAGAGCTAAAGGAAGCGTCAAGCAAGGGTATGCACAAGTACATATCGGCAAAGGCACACAAGGTGCTACTTTATCTTTTGGACTGCGGATACAGCATGGACATAATCAAGGCCAGGCAGATAGCGTTCACCACAACGATAGCATTCTGGGTACTTATAAAGGCAATGTTCAACTTCAACTTTAACGCAAAGTACCTATCAGAAAACAAAATTAAGGCAGAGGATACACTAGAAAATAAAATAAAATATGCCCACTCAAAGTTCCCAATATGGTTACAACCAGAGGCAAGGAACGACAGAATACAAAGGATAGTATTCGGAGAGAAGGGAGAGAAGGGAGAGAGAGAGGGACTGAACTCAAGCGTGGAGGTACTGCCACCAGGAAAGACAGCAATCGCATCAACAACGCCAGACGCTACACTTATAGACGAGGCTGGAAACATAGACATACTCAGCGACATCCTTAGCGACAACCTTCCGACTCAGTACGGATACAACCCAGACACGGGAGAGCTTGAGCTACTTAGACAAATAATAATATGGGGAACTGGAGGATACATGGAGAAAGCTGGTGTTGCGTTCAAGGCCGTATTCATGGCACACCTAGAGTCATGGAACGAAAAAAACTTTGACTCTGGAATCATACCTATATTCTTTAACAACTGGTGGAAGCCAGGAATGACAAAGGCAATATACGAACGACTAAAGAAGGAGGCGTACGCAGCAGAGGGCCCAACAGCCGTGGCTGGAAGGATAAGATTCCACCAGGGATTTCCAATAACAATAGAGGACGTATTCCTACAGGGAGGAAAGACACTACTAGACGGAGAGTTTATACAAAAAAATCTTGACAGAATATCAGGTGAAGCAGGAAAGGTTAGCCCGTACTATGGATACTTTGAACCAATATACGACATAGGATCACCAGCACACGAGGGCAGTGACGTTCCATACAAAATAGTTGGATCAAACTGGGTACCCTGTAGCATAGGAGACGACAGGGTAACAACAATGATATTCCTACACCCCAAAAAATGGAAGAACAGATACTACCAAGGAACCGATCCAATAGCATCAGACAACGGACACTCAAAGATGTCAAGCGTAATATGGGACAAACACTTCGGAACACCAGTAGCCTGCCTAAACTTCAGAACAGACAACTACAGGTACGTGTTCCAACAGACAGTGTTACTAGGTATATACTATGACGCAGAAAAAGAAAGGGGAGCAGTGCCAGAACTTATAGAGAGTAACATAGGAACAGCCTACAGAGAATACAAGGACAACAAGGGACTCGGAAACACTTTTGTGTACTCATCAGAACTTCCACAGATACTACAAACAAAGGGCGGCACTGTACTAATAGGAGTAGACAACAAGGGACTAAGAAACCCAATCATAATAGGAACACTAAGGAACGTGTTTGAGACGTTCGGAGAAAGGATGTGGCTTCCAGTATTCTTTAACCAACTAAAGACATTTACCTGCAAACAAAAAGGAAATGGAGAGACGTGGGAGCCTATGGATAAGAGGTATAACTGGGACGATACTTTGTTTGCTCTAGTATATTCTTATCTTTGTGCAGAATGCTACTCAAGAAGAAATCCAGAGGAACTTGAAGGCCCGACAGCATCAAAGAATAACATAGCAGAACACAAGCTCACAAGGGACCGCCAAGGAAATTTAAAGTATATCACAAAGAACGAATATAACAGAATAAAATCAAGATAATGTTATTCTATCCAGTAGACGACAAAAAAACACTTAAGCAGCAGTACCCTGAGCTAAACTCTGTACAAGAGTTTAAAGACCTAAGCCAACAGGACGAGATGCTCGTTTGGTTATACTCATGCCAGTCGTCACCAATATCAGAGATAAAGGATCCATACCTAAGGATACAAAAGGCCTGCGAGATGATGTCCGAGAAAAATAAAATAAAGGATGTAGACAGATCTAAGTATCTTAGCCTACAATTTCCAGAGAAGATAAAGGCTGCTATGGAGGTTATGAGGAAGTTTAATCCAGAAATAAGAACAAGGGCCAAGATAGCCGTAGATCAAATGTTTAACAACCTAATGGCAATAGCATCAATAAACATAAATGACTTCATGTTCAAGACAGACGAGAACGCTGTCAGAGTGTTGGACGCTACAGCAATAAACAACTACACAACAGCAATGCAAAAGGTCCGTGATGAACTCCCGTCTATAATAAAGATGCAGGAGGACGGGTTTGGTATATCATCAAGCGTATCGGTAGACTTAGCATCTGGCAAGTCACCACATCAAATATTCATGGAACGACAAAAAAACAAATAAAATGCTAACAGCAATATCGGACATACGTCCAAACAGAATCACAGACGAAAAAGACGAAGACTACCACAACAGGTGGGGACGATATGGCATTGGAGCCTGGTATAACATAGCAATCCACCAGGAGTGGCTTGACAGAACAACACGCAACGAACTATTCTACCAGAACAAACAGTGGTGGATGCAGGAAGACATAGAGACATTCTTACAGGACGAAAGCGGAGAGACCAGAAACAGGATCATGATAACAATAAACATGATCAGAGGACTGATAGACACATACAGAGGAAACTCCATCGCTATGGTTGTTGGAGCAACAGCAGAGAGCATCTCCCCACAATCAATAACAAGAAAAGAGGAGTCGCTACAGGAGGCCATGTTCCACACAGAGATGGCACAGAAGATGCCCGAATTTTCACACGTAATAAAGGAAGACAACGCAATAGGAAACACAAACAAGGAGACAGAACAGATACACGAAAACCTGTACGTTGACGGACTCACAACAGCCATGAACGACCTGCTTACATATTGTGCAAGGCTTAACGACTTTCCAGATATGTTACCACGACTAGCAGAGCAGCTTGGATTCTCTGGAGTGGCAGTAACAAACAACTTTGAGTACGCAGGACACCAGAGATTTGAGGTGGTGCAATCAAAGGACTACTTCTGGGATAGAAACGCAAGGAAGTACGACCACAGTGACGCACAGGGATGGGGAAATATAGACTACTGGTCACCGACACAGGTGTACGAGACCTGCCCAGACCTTACAGACGATCAGAGGGAGATGATAGAATCATACGACAAAAGAATGTCTGCAACTGGAACAAACTTTGCCTTTCAAAACGGAACAAGGACAGGCATACCAGTGCCAACAGTATGCTGGAGAGATACAGAGCCAATGAAATATGGCTATGTAATAAACGAGTACGGTGACACAATATTTTCAAGACTAGACTTCAAATTTGATAACGAAGAGAAACCGAAGTACACATCAAAGGACGCAATAACACCCCCAAACACACCAGAGGCAAAAAAACTAATGGGAAACGCAAAGGGTAACATCTGCAAGAGGTTCCCTGACGTTATTAGATACGTGCAATTTATTCCCTGGCAGTCAGCACCAGACACAAGAACAAACAGAAAGATGATCCCAGACACAGTATTAAAGTGGGGACTTCTTCCATACCAAGAAACAAACGTGGAGGACTACAACTCATCACTACCTCCATACAAGGTTGGTTGCTGGTCATATATAAACGGAGAGGCGTTCTCTCCAATTGACGATGCCATAAACCCACAGCGATTCATAAACAGGATCATGTCCGTCATAGAGCAACAGATAAACAACTCTGGCGGAGCAGGTCCTATCATAGACAGCTCAGCGTTCACAACAAAGGACGAGGAGAGGGACGCAACACAGTCCATGAACTCAAGCAAGCCAGTATTTGTGGACATGAAGGGAAGGGGAGTTCAGAACATGGTTGGTCAGTACGACACAACAATAAAGAACGGATCACTTGGTATGTTTAACTTAATAGACGCAGTAAAGGGAGTTATCAGAACATCAACAGGACAGAACGAGGCAATGCAGGGAGAGTCTATGGGACAGAAACAGGCCGTAGGAGTAACCGAGCTGATGATACAAAGAGGATCAATAGTACAACAGCCGTTCTACTATGCCCTAGAAAAGGTAATGCTACAGTGCTACCAAGCTATAGCAACAAGAGGAAAAAGAATATACATAGAGAACCAAAGAAAGCTAGTGCTAGCAGTAGGAGACGAGCAGGCAAGGTTTATATCCCTTTCAAAGGACATGAACCTAGAAGACTTCAGGGTATTTGTTAGAAGGTCTAACTCGTACGATATGCTTGTAGAGTCTGGCAACGTCATACTAAACGACCTGTACGCTAGACAGATAATAGACAAGGCCACATTCGCAGATCTGTACGGAAGAGCAACAGCAGACAGGATAGCAACGTCACTAAGAAAGATGGTCAAGACAGAGGCCGAGATGGGAAGGATGCAGGCAGAACAAGAGCAGATGAACGCAGAGCAAGAGGACCAGACCATGCAGGCAATATCCGACAAAGAAGAACAGCAACAGGTCGGCATACAAGAACAAAAGAACATAGAGACAGACAAAAAGCTAAACGCAAAGCTTCAACAGATAGTAACAAAGGAGCAGGCAAAGGCAACCTATAACCCTAAACAGAAGTAATGCAAGTGAATATTTTGTTAATTAAATTTTTATTCTCATATTTGTACCAACAAAAAAACTGATAAACATGGAAAACACGGTAACAACTCAAGAAAACGTATCAACAGAATCAACAACGAACAACATCGCTGCTGAAAACAAAGCTATTGTCAACAACCAGACAAACACATCAGCAGAGAATGACATGAGTCACTTAGCTGTACTAAGCTCTGTGCTTGGTGACAAGTCTGAAACAGCTCAAAAAATAAATAAGGACGTACGAGAACACCTCAGCAACGTAAAGAAGCAGGAGAGTGTTGTAGAGAAGTCTGTAGAGAAGCCTGTAGAGAATGTCGTAACAACCCCTACAGATAGTGTAATTGAAAATGACGAGATAGAGGTAGAGGGAGGACTGAAGATAACACTACCAGGATCAAAACAAAAGAGTGCCCAAAAGGCAGAGTATAAGACACCTGAAGAGGCATTCGAAGCGATGAAGACATCGTTCGGTGTTCAGGCAAACACACCATCAGAATTTGTCGAGAAAGCTACAAAGGCATTCAACGGACACAGAGCTCAGGCTCAAAAAGCTGGTGAACTAGAAAACAAAATCAACGACATAAACAAGTCGTTTGAAAATATGCCAGCACCACTATTAGAGGCATTCTCTGCCTGGGCGAATGGCGAGGACTACAAGGAGGCTATCATAAACAGCAACGGGATAGACTACTCCAAGTCATCAGAAAAACAAGACATGAAATCACTCGTAAACAGTTTCTTTCCAGGAAAGTTTACAGAGGAAGACTTTGAAGAACACGAATACACTAATAACTCAGCGTTAGAGATTGCAACGCAAGCATCACTAGATAAGTTCAACACAATCAAAGGTCAACGTGAATTGGCTGCCAAGAATGCTATTGAAACCCAAAAGAGATATATAGAATCTTTTGACGCATCAGTAGCATCTGCCGTATCCCGAATCACAGAGGAACTGCCCTACTACACGGATAAAGCCGCTATACCTGCAATCAAAGCAGACACAGCACAGCTTCATACGCTTCGTGGCACTGTACTTGAGAAATACTTTTTGAATGCTGACGGAACGGTTCTACCAGGTGCTGCAGCAAGAATGGCGATGCTAAGAGACGGACAATCAATCATATCGGCTATTGTCGACAGAGAGAACCAGAAAGCCGCCTCCAAAGCAACAGAGCAGATAGTGTCAAGAGGTGCCGATACTCCATCATCATCGGCTGGTCATAATGTTAACAACGGTAACAAATTACCAGAAGAGGTTCAGAGAGTTCTGAATATGCTTCCAAAGAAAAAATCAGTTTACTAAACATTATACTAAAAAAAAATGGCAAACACACCAAATACCACATACGTACCAGGAATCGGAGGAGCACCATTCGGTAACCTTCAGGCAAACGCCCTTGGTTCGGACTATGCACTTAACTCAGCTTATGGTGCATCAACAACAGACCTTATCTCTCGCTCAGTACGTGAAGCAATCTTCGATGCTGCTCCAGCGAAATACAACATCTTAAAGTTGCTTTTCGAGCAGCCTTTCGAAACAGTTGATACAGATGAAGTTTATTACCGTGAACAAACATTCGGCCGCTCACCACTTGTTGCAAACGCTATCACAGCAGCACAGGCAGGCGTAGTTGGTAACACAGTAACAGGTAGTTACACAGTAACTGCAGCTACTATCACAAACATCACATTGGACATGGTTGTTGGATTCAATGACGCACAAAACCTAAAGGGTATCGTTCGAGCTATCGTAGGTAACGTGCTTTCAATCGAGTCAAACACATCAATGGGACTTCCAGCAGCAGCAGTTGGAGATATCCTTATCCCAATGTCTACATTCCGTACAGACGGACAGTCTTTGTTTCAAACATACCAGCGTGTTCAGACAATCGAACGCTACAACTACCTTCAAGGTTTCTTGAGAGCTAGACGTTGGGGTGTTATCGAAATGAAGAAGTTCGAAAACCGTGCAGTAACAAACTACCTTGACAAAGATCGTGACGAGTTGATGAAACAACTTCGTTTGGATGTCTTTGCTACATTCGTAAACGGTACACGTGGCGAGTTCCGCACAGCTGTTGGCGAGCCTGGAAAAACAATGGGCGGATTTTGGCCTACCATGCAAGCTGCTGGTTCTGCTTCTGCAACAACCACAACTGCTGGATTACAAGCTACACTTGAGGCACTTGCTTTCGCTACAGACTACAAGTCAGAAGGCGGAGTACGTTTCATCGTAGCGGTTCCACGCTTGATCAACGAAGTGAACAAATTATACAAGCAGGTATTGACACGCTACACTCCAAGTGATAAGATCGCTGATCTTGAACTTGATGAGTTACGTTTCGGTGGACTTCGCTTTGTATTCGTTCCTTGTCCT